TACGCCAGCACAGGGAGCATGTTGTGGATCTTGTATCTAACAACCGGCCCTTTCAGCGCTGCTTCGAACCCGAAGAAGAGACGTTCTTCCGCAAAAAGACAGGTGGAACAATCCTCAACAAAAGCTGCACTTGGTGCTCGTTCAAAAAAACGTGCTGGCCCGAAGCGCAGTTCCTCCCTAGCCGCCACAGTAAGGCCGAAAAAACGCCGTACAAATGGTACATCGAGTATCCAGATGATCCAAACACAGAGCGCTAAGGCCAAGGGCCGTAATCTCCAGAAATGGACGAGAAATAAGATCCTAGATCTTGTCCATTCTCTAGAGCCAGATGATGTCAAATCGACAAGCATGGGAGCTGGCGGTGAGGATGTCCAATTATCACCGGCTGCGCGCAAGAAGATGCCCGTTAGCATCGAGTGTAAGGCTCGTAAGAACATAGCAGTATATTCTTATTACTCTCAGGCGCAGGAAAACTGCCCAGAGAACATCGAGCCACTTGTCATAATTAAGGCCGATAGGAAGAAGCCTCTAGCGATAGTCGATGCTGAGTATTTCCTAAAGCTACTTTCGGAAGCGAGAAATAAATGAAGCTAGAAGATATTCCCATCAACAGCCTTCTCTTAAAGATAGATTTAAAAGATGGGGCTAAGTTACAGATATCGGTAGGGCATAATGTCGAGACAGATGATTTCGATGATGATGAATTAGAATTCATTGATGCATTAGTAGCCGGCCTAGGATTCCATTTAGAGCACTCTTTGGAAACCATAGTCACTATGGGCCGCATGTCTAACATGATCAAAGATCTCCTTGAAGAAGATGGATCTGATGTTTCCTTCGAACCTGATGAAGAGCTGTTGGAAGCTATAGATAATAAGAAAAATAGTAATGTGATCTCCCTCGTTAAGAAGAAGCTTCACTGATGGATGTAGTTAATAACCCCCCACACTATCAATCTAATATTGAGTGTATCGACGCAATGGAAGCTATGTCAGAGGGCTGCGATATCCCCTCACATCAAGCTTACTGTTGGCAGAATTGTTTCAAATACCTATGGCGCTGGCCCTACAAAAATGGGCTCGAGGATCTCAAAAAGGCCCGTTGGTATCTAGATAGATTAATCAAAAAAATAGAGGAGGAGCAGAATGGTAAGCAGTGAAGATATTACTGCATTTGAGTATTTCGATGAAGGTAATGAGAGCCTACGGAATCCGGATACTTATTTGAATAAAACTCCGCTGGACATGGTTAAGCACTTTGCGCGTGTCTACGGTCAAACATTAGGGCATCCGTGGGTAAAAGACACAGATAAAGACCTACTACGTCTAGTCCTTCTAAAGGAAGAATACGCAGAGGTTCTATCCGCAGTAGATGCAGAAAACCTTCTCAAAGAATTAGCTGATCTAGTCTACGTCACATACGGCTATGCAGCTACGTTTAACTGGAACTTAGATGAAGCAGTACGGCGAGTACACGCGTCTAATATGTCGAAGTTAGATACTGACGGTAAGCCTATCTACCGAGAAGATGGCAAAGTCCTAAAGGGGCCAAATTATGCAGAACCAAACCTAACAGATTTAGTATGAGGAAGAGTAATGATTAAGAACGAATACGGGCCAACAATAAACATTTCAGAAGAAATTCACGCTATGAAATACCGTAGCGAAGGAGAGACTTTTCGCGAGGCAATGACCCGAGTAGCAGAAGCTTTGAAGGATAACGAAGGACACTTCGATAACTTTAAAACTATTCTCTGTAACCAGAGATTTCTACCCGCCGGCAGGGTGCAATCAGCAATGGGAGCTCCTAGGACGGTAACACCATATAACTGCTTTGTATCGGGTACGATCGAAGACAGTATGGAAGGTATTATGAAATCCGCTGGAGAGGCTGCGCGTACAATGCAGCTAGGAGGAGGTATTGGCTATGATTGGTCTACACTTCGTCCACACGGAGACCTGATTAAGAGCCTAGATAGCCGCTCTAGTGGGCCATTATCCTTTATGGGGATCTTTGACGCTGTATGTAAGACGATTGCCTCGGCAGGTCACAGACGCGGAGCTCAAATGGCAACCATGCGCTGCGATCACCCCGATATCGAGAAATTTATCCGAGCTAAAAACAATAGCACTGATCTAACTCAGTTTAACATGTCGGTGATGGTAACAGACAAGTTTATGACTGCCGTTAAAGAGGACAAGGAGTTTGACCTAGTTTTCGAGGGCCGTGTTTATAAGACAGTTAATGCTAGAGCTCTATGGGATGATATTTTACGCTCTACTTGGGATTGGGCTGAGCCCGGGATCCTGTTTATCGATCGGATTAACCAGAAGAACAATCTCCATTATTGTGAGACTATAGCAGCTACTAATCCCTGTGGTGAGCAGCCGCTTCCTCCATATGGCGCCTGTTTATTGGGTTCATTCAACTTAGCTAAGTACATCACTAAGATCGATGACTCCTATGTGTTCAATATTCACATGCTGCGTAATGATATCCCTCATGTCGTAAGAGCTATGGATAATGTCGTAGATAGAGCAACCTATCCTTTGCCTCAACAAGAGCTGGAAGCTAAATCTAAGCGCCGGATGGGCCTAGGGGTAACTGGAGTAGCAAATGCTATAGAAGCTCTGGGTTTTGATTACGGCTCGGATAAGTTTATCGAGAAGTTCGAAGAGATTATGACCCTTATTCGAGACGAGTGCTACAAGACATCGATCGAGCTGGCTAAAGAGAAGGGCGCCTTTCCGCTATTCCAGAAGGATTATCTAACCAGCGGTTTTGCTATGACTCTACCTACAGAGATCCGTACAGATATCGCTAAGTATGGCATCCGTAATTCTCATCTACTTAGTGTAGCTCCTACTGGAACAATTAGCCTCTCAGCCGATAATGTATCGTCGGGTATCGAGCCAGTATTCTCACACTACTATGATCGCACAATCCAGACCTTTGATGGGCCGCGTATCGAGCGTGTGGATGACTATGCATATCGTGAGTTCGGAGTGAAAGGTAAGACTGCAGATGAGCTTTCTGTGTTTGACCATGTGAAGGTTTTAAATGTGGCTTCACGGTACGTCGATAGCGCCTGTTCAAAGACATGTAATGTTGGAGATGAGGTTACATGGGAAGAATTCAAACAGGTTTATATGGAGGCATATGAAGGAGGCTCTAGTGGCTGCACAACCTTCAGAGCGTCCGGAAAACGATACGGGATTCTGAATGCATCCAGCTCAGAGGATGTAGCGGAAGAGGAAGTTGTGGAAGACAACGATAATTTTATCGAAGAAGGCGGGGCTTGTTATTACGATCCTCAAACTGGCCTTCGTAAATGCGAATAGGAGCATATAATGGCAGAAGCAGTACAAAAGTGCATTGATAACGCACAGGATAAAGACCTAGAGGCCATCATGATTGTTGGTCTCGATAAGAATGGTGGATTAATGATTGAATCCAGCGTCAATAACGTGGCTTTAATGCACTGGATGCTTAATAAAAGCATCTTCGATATCAACGTCTTTGAGTCCAATAATAAAGGCAAAAAAGAAGAGGAAGCTGCATAAAAAAAGCCCCCAAGTCGTTGACTTAGAGGCCTCAATTATGTAGTTTATACGGGAATATACCGTTGGTCTGGTATACTTCGTTAGGTAACCCTCGAGCTTTACGGCTCGGGGGTTTTTACTTTATTGCACTACGCTTAATGGAACTTCTGAGATGTTCTTTAAGGTATCTTGCATACTCTCGAGCATAGAGTCTTCTTCGGGATCATCTGCAGAGCTCGACGCTTTAACAATAGCTGTCGATAAGTAGTTAATCATGAGATCCTCAAGTAATGGATCCCTAGGGTTTTTGTTATACTTGTCAGCTAATTCTAGGAAGTAATCCGAGTTAGCTAATAGCTCTGTCCGGATAGCCGCCGCCCTAGTATCTGGATCTGACTTCTCGATAACAGCACCCATAACCGCTCTAATTCTAGAACCTGCTCTACTGAGAGGCCCAACAACGGTGTATATAAGCCGTGTGGTTGCTGTAGCTGCTTCTCTGTTAAATGAGGTAGCAGACTGTCCTTTGATAGGCGTAGCTCTCATAGATTGAGCATTATCGCTAGCTGCCTCAATTGTAGTTCTAATAGCTTGCATGAACTGAGGCTGATCGGCATAGATCATATCCCCAATATCTAGGATAGAAGAACGTCCACTTACACCTTCCTCGATATCTTTAACCTTAACAGGTCTAGTTCCGCCGGTCTCTTTAGTGACAGCGAACATACGATTATCTAGAAAGTTTGCGTAGGCAGTTTTTAAACCTTTCATTAAGATTGGTCTATTAGCTTCCGGCTGCTCAGCAATAATGCCCATCAGATCCTTTACTCGAGCACGGCTCTCTCCACCGCCTCTTTTACCCGCTCCGAATATCGTTTCAAAAGCAGCCTGTGGGTTAGATGTGCCTTTTATTTGCTCACTACCTAGTAGCTTTTTTAACGAAGGTGTACTCTCCTTATCAAAGAAGTTTTTCAGAACGCCATCCTCTACTCTCTGCATCAGTCCTGCCGAGGCTCGCTCAGCTGATTCAAGAATATTTTTTACCTTAGCCTGATCTCCACCGGCAGCTTCTAATCTACGAATGAACTCGTTGATACTATTAACCTTGCTAGCCATCTCTGGAGATGTTCCAGCCAGCTCATTAAGCTGTTCTGCATAGCGCATTAGATTTTGAGAGAACTTAGAGTAATCAGCACCATCTAGTCCGGCAGTCTTAACCGAGTTAGCAAACTGATTCACTGTATCTAGGATAAAATAGTCTGCAATCTTAGATGGATCTCCCACATCTGTCAGAGCAGTAGCTAGATTCACCGTTCTAGCC